AAATAATCCCATTTTCTTTTATTAAGACCCCTCTGGCATCTGAAACACCTTGTGTTATATCGGCAGCATATTGTGCTAGTTGAAAGTCTAAGGCTCTATTACTTACGAGTAATGTTTGCGTGCCAGATACTTCAACAACTCCTGCGAGTCCATCCCTATCTTGTGCCAAGAAAAACATTCTATCAAAGCCAACTGATATGCTCCCAATAGCAGGTGTTCCTACTTCCATAAGAGATGAATTATTGCGTCTAATGGGTAGGTTAGTGCCCGCTCCTGCGTTCTCCCAGACTTCGGTAAAGTTCTCTGAGAATAAGAAAATTCGCCTATGTAGAGTTCGGCACGCAACAATGTTTCCAGGATGAGATGTAATTGTTCCAAGCTGTAATTGGCCATTATTTGTTACGAATATTGATCCGCTGCCGGATGATGAGAAGGTTATAGGTGTTCCGCCTTGGGTGATTGAGATTCTAAAGATTGTAGGACTTATAACCGCTACTACGTAATAGGTAACACCTGTTGAGATTGCGGGTGTGCCTGTAGGTAATGTGCCGCCACCATTGAAAGTGATAGGCGTGCCAACTTGATAAAATAATGTTGAACCTGATGTTAATACGAGATTCGGTGAAGCCCCACTTGCAGCCACAAATGAGTTGCCAGTTCCCGCTGAATCTGCACCCCATATAAGACCATTATTAAAGCTCGACATTTGAAACTGATTAGTTTCCCCATTTGCTACAATAAAAAATCCATCGATATAGCAGACATCAATTGGCCTTGAAGGAAAAGCTGGATCGGTTATCAGTTTAAAAGTCTCTGTATTAATATCCCAAATCCACCCTTGAACGCCATCTACGAATATAACCTGAAAAGTGTTAGCGTCTACTCCCACGTAGCCAATTGATGTAGATAATTTCCCTATAGGTAAAGTTTCAAGAAAATCTGATGGCCCCTGAGTTCCAAATACTGTTTGTCCGAATACGTTAAATATTTCATTATTAAATACAAAAGTAGCTCTAGCGCCACCTGTCTCATCATCAAAGTCTAGATCGGCATCAACAAGGCCTGATGTCGAGAGGAGAACTTTAGGCTTCTTACCTTGAGGATCGATAAACTCGAACATATTGATCGTACGTTCAGCGTTAATCGGCGTATAGCGTTGATTATCATAACTTCCGACTATATCGTAATCTTTTATAGTCATGTTAATACGCCAGTATATTTTGCCAGTAGAAAGGCTCTGGTCTTTGTAATATCGCCGTAGGTCTTACTGTAACGTCAGTTTCATTAGCATTTTTAATAATACTAAAATAATCTTGATATTCATCTTCTGCAGATTGCGGCCAGTTGCCAGAAGGATAATAAGATAAGAACTTTCTTGCCAGCGCGTATTTCATAAAACCGTAATAAAAGGGTGGTAGCTCACCTATGCTTTGGTTAGCAATGAGTTTGTTTATCATCACCTTGCAACCCAGTAGACAAGGGTAGGGTTGATCTGGTTGCGGATAAATTGTTACAAAACTTTGAAATTCTTGCTTATCAAGATATATAAATCCTGGACGTGTAGTTAAGGGCTGTAACCTTGTCACACCAAAAAACTGAGACTTTGTAATAATCTGCATGGGATAGATAATCCCTTGTCCCGCACTAGGTACCGTGTAATTCGCGAAAGATAAATCTACAACTCGATCAGCATTAATGTCGGCTGGAACCATGTCTGATATAGAATACGTGCCTTGCCCAACTACCATGTTGAAAGGTATTTCAGTTAAATAAGGAATATAAATACTATCTGCCGCAAATTTATCTAGTAGTTCATTGATTAAATCAAGACCTGATGAGAGCATGAAAGCATCTGGGGTTTCGCCCACACCTAACTCGCCCAAGAGATATAGAGAATTTATAATTAGGTCATTGGTAGTGCGTGCCACTTGAGACATAACATATCCTTATGTCGAAATATTTTGCGATACTTATCTAAAATAAATCGGTTTATCGGTATAATTATGCAATAAACCGATTTATTTTTATTACTTCAATGGAAATGCATCATCCATGTCACGACAAAGTTTTCTAGCTGACTCTTGTGCGTGCGCGCCATCATTTGACATGTAGGCGTTAAATTCCAGCATCTCTTTAGGAGCACCAGGACGATTTCCCATCATCTTAGTTAATTTTTCTTGTTCGCGCTTAACAAAGTGATTGTTTGACTCAACCATTGCATTATTTTTCATTTTTATTTCCCCTTCTTAGGCTTAATTTCGTTTTGAGCGTTTTTACCTTCTTCGGCTACTTTATTACGAAAATCTCGTGCTTTCTTAGGACAATCAAACCACATGCCCGATGCTTTCAATTTTCTAGCCTCATCTTCTTCAACGACGATCATTGGGTTAATTGGATGATAAACACATGTAAGCATCGGATTTCTCCTTAAGAAAGTACTTTAGTCGCGTATTGCGCATGCCATTTAAAGCCGCAAAGTAAATCTATACGCATATAGTTTTGATATCCTAAAATATCACCAGTTTGTGTTACTGCGAGTGATAAACCAGTTTCAGGATCAACAGCTACTGATGCATAAGGAACTTGGAGCTTGTAAAGTGGAGGGCATACAATATCAAGGCCTCGACTTGGGTATGCTACGTTTACATTATAAGAACCCACCATCGTAACAGGCGCGTCATCAGGAATAGGATTTGATACGTTTCTGTTAGGATTTAAAGTGTCAGATATAATGACGGGCAACACTGTGATTGTGACGTTTCCTGAGCCATCAGAGTTCGCAGCAGCTTGTACTACAAACTGCATATCTTGACCAGTAGCAGCACGTCCCACAGGGTTTACAGATTGAACGCCAGCTATGGAAATTACATCACCTGGTAAGAAGTAGTTTGTAACGCTTATAGTTGCGCCATTCATGACTATTGTATTACCAGAAGACACAGCACCATTCACTAAGAGTGGGTCAGAAGAATGTAGGGTCGGCCCGGCTCCAGCTATATGATGCTTAATATTCTGAGACTGGAAAATATCAAAATAAGATAAGTGACCAATCGCAGAAGAGCGTACGATGTCCTCGTTAAATACTGGAGTGAAGTTATTAAGGAGCGCACCTTTCAAGCTTGAACCATCACGTACAGTCATCGCTAAATATGCATCAGATGCAATATTAACGCCTTGCTCGAGTAACTTCGCGCCTGCTGTATCTACAGTTGTGAAGCTGTTGATAGGGACGCCTGCAGTGCCTGTGAAGAAGTTCAAATCTAGTTCAGCAGATCCAGAAATGTCCTTTTCCATCTGTGTAATAATTTCCTGTATTGCAGGAGCAATAAACACACGGGAGAAGTCTTCAATACGTAATGTCAAATCTTGAATTGTATAGGCAATAAGTGCGTGGTACTGGTGCGCAATTACTATTGTCTCGACCGTTTCAATAATCGACTGAGGAGTTGCAACGGAACCATCACCAACTATAAAGTGGTTTTGGCGTCTGACCTGCAGCGTATCACCGATTTTGTAACCGGACGAAACAAAATCATCTTGGTAGATACGGCTTGCAGTCATGACAAATGGTGCATTGTTTGCAAACATTGCAAGTGCTGTATTACTGACTAGGTCAGTTGTAATAAATTGGTTAGTCATTTAAATTGCTCCATTAATCCTTTAATGGGCACTTAAAATAGCCGGGTCTCAAATGGTTTTAATCCTTAAAACCGCGTCACTTAAAAGTGCCTGCCTTCATACGCGCTCTGATAACAGAGGGTGGCGTTTTATCCGTAATCGCATTTGAAGAATGAGCTGGATTTGGTCTGATGGAGCCAATAGGGTTAGCTCTCGAAGGAGTCGATTGCTTACCCGTATTGCCGCCCATCAAAGAAAATGACAGCTTATTAACTTCTCGTGCTTGATCTAGTGGATGGAGTTTTGAGATTCGTTCCAGTTCTGATTTATTCTTACCGAGTTTGTAGGCAACTTCAGCAGGGTTTTCAACGAGCAATAGTGCATCCCGCACATGTGGAGTAAAGGGAATATCATCGCCTCGTACCACGTCGTCAAAATCATCGTACTTGTCAGACGCTTTATCAAATTCGCTATGCAACCGCTCGTATTGCTTATGCACATGAGCTTGACGTTCTGCGTCTTTTGCTTGGCGTTCGGCGTGTTCCTTTGCGCCTAGAGCCAAGCGTACTGCATGCTGAATTCTCTCCTCTTCATTCATTCCGGGCGGAATGGGCTGCCCAGGTGATGGATAAGGATTTGAGTTATAAGAATATGAGTCATGTGGGTTAGCGCTATCGCTATGGGAATTTGTTTCAAGATGCATGATTCTCTCTTGCAACTGTCGCATCTCCCTTGCGTGCTTTTTGGCTTGCATGCCCAGACGTTTTTTGACCCCATAAGGATCTCCGTCTGAATGTTCGCCCTCGTCTGGGTTAACAGTCGAGTTATCTAACTCTGGTGCCTCATCTTCCTGTGCCGCACTTACTTCTTCGGCAATCATATTCTCATCTGATTCCAATTCTTTTATCTCCATATCGACATTTGTAATGTCCTAAACCTTACGGTAGGTCTGAAACCCTGAGAGTTCCCTCTCGTCTAGTTCAAGTATAGTTCAAGTTATTTTGCAATTGAAACCCCACCTGTGGGGATAAAGTGCAATTTTTACTTTTTATGTTCCGTTATCAGTTTGTTTCTCTTCTTTCTTATGCGGATTAGCATGTTTATGTAAATCGGCTAGTATCTTGGCCAAGTCTGTAGAAAACTTGGATTCTGCTTTTTCTTTATCTAGTCCATGGGCGAGCCTTGTTTTTTCTAAGCTTGCTTGGTGATTGTAAATGTCCAACTGACTGTCGAGTTCAACTTTCTGCGCTTTTAATAGCAGATCGGCCTTGTCGAGTTCATGTTGCTGACGTTCAAGTTCTAATTTTTCTTGTTTGTTTTTTATTTCAGCAATTTTGGATTGCAACTCCATTTGCATGAGTTGTTCTTGTGGGTTAGGTGGAGCAGGCGGCAATTCCTTACCTTCTTCTTCTGCAATAATTTTCGGCGGCACAAGAGTTTTAAAGCGCTCAGCAATCTGTGGCATGTATTGTACATCAAGATTCTTAGCCCAAAGGTCTGCCACAAGTGGGAATGTTTGGGGTGCTGCTTGTAATGTTTGTTGGAAGAATTCTAGAGCGACCTCTTTTTGAACTGCGAATGATGGCCCCGTATCAATTTCAATATCATACTCATCATCATCGAGCACGTTCTCACGCTCTGGCTCACCTTCTTCATTTTGACCTATAATTTTATTTAAGACTATAGATTCGGTTCTACCATCTGGCTTTGAAACTATGAAAGGACGCTCATGCTCTCCTGCAATAACAGGTAGTAAATCTAGTACGATTCTTCCGCCTTGCTCAATTGCTTGATTTAAGTTACTAAACCAAACTCCTGCTGACATTGAGCCTTCCATTTTACGCTCACGCCGTGCTTTTCCAGACATATCGTGACCTTGGAGCGCTTCGTTTTCTGAAAAGCCTAGAATTTCTCGGATGTCTTGGCAACCGCGCTGGAATTGTTGGAAAAGACCTTGTGATATTTCCCAGGCCGGCATTTTCTGCGGCATCTGTCCGGTTTTTGGGTCAGGTTTAGCCGTGAGGATGCCCATTTGAAGCTCAGGATTCCGCCACATTTGTTCATTGCCCACAATGTTGTCTGGTGTTCCGAGCCATTGTTCACGTCGTCTATTTTTTATTTCTGCTGTTATTTCAGAACCTACATAGTTCACAAACTTCTGCGCATCGCGTGCCTCATGAATAAATGAGCGCGTGTATTGTTGTCCGTTTACATAGTTTGAATCCCCATCTACAAACACTTGAGGCAGATATTTTGACGGCCAATCAGTGAACTTAATGATTTCATTTTGCGTAAGAAGATATTGTCTAATTTTGTAATCTTTTTCCATGCGCTCGCCATGTATTTCAGGAATTCCGCGCCTAATCATATCTCCTACAATTTGAGAACTATCAGCTAAAGAGCGTTGCATCTCAATTTCTCTTTGCATCTCAAACCATTCATATTCTGTGACAGTCTGGCCATTTGTGAGTAGCAAAAGTTTAACGGGAAACCATTCTTTTTGCGTGTACTTACAAACGACAATTGTGTCTCTAGTTTCCCATTGAAAATCTAGTAATGAGCGAGGGTCAGTGTATGAGACAGGGTTTATAACGCCTGGGAATGTTGCGAAGAACTCTGGCTTTCCGTACAAGAATTGTCTAGCGCAAAAATCTCCATCTCCCTTATGAGGCTTTAATGCCACGGGGTCAAATGATACACGTGAGGTATCAGGTATAAGCTCATACCTTATGACTTGATTAAATGAATTTGGCTCGTAATCTAGCACTATTTCAAAAGCACCAAAGCCCATCATAAGAGCTGAGCGGAATGCTGTTTGATAAACTAAATCGTTTTGTGACTGGTAAGATATTGTTCGAACTAAGTCAGCTCGTATATCAATTTGCTTTTCATTGGCACGTCCTGTAAGTGAGCGTACCATTAGATCGGGTTTATTTTTGCGTTGCTCAGCAAGTATCTTTTTAACGGGATCGTAAAGTTTATTAAAAGTCATTGCAGGTACAAAAGTACGTGAGAACTCGGAACGTTCAACTGCAGACCACATATCTCTTACGAGAAATTTCATGTCATCTCGGCCACGTACTATATTTTCCCCAAAATACCCATCCCAAAGCACCATGTTTTCACGGGCTTTGACAAGTACTTCTCGCTCGTCTATGCCTGCGTCATCAAGATCGCTAAGCAGTTTATCGCGAATAGACTCTGATTCTTCAACTGGCACCATTGGGTGTGCAATGACTTCCATTTCTTATTTCTCCCCAATCCTAGGGTTGAATCGGTGACAAGTTGTCACCGATTGACTTATTATGCTGCTGGTAAAACTTCTGGTGGTGTAACTTGATCAATTGTTGCTGGAGAATGCTTAAATATTTCCCAGTCGCTAGAGATTAAGTCTTCATAAGAAAATATGAAGTTGCCAGCGTTTGGAGATGGTGATAATACAATTTTCCATACATGAGCCATACCAGGCATTAAAGATAGATATCCGTCTTGCGGACTCCAGCCAGTTCTGTGCATTGCATCACCTAATTTTAAATGTTCTAACGCTTCACTTAACTGCATTTTACTTCTCCTTTTTGTTAATTAAATCTTCATCCACTTCTATAAGTTTTCCACAAAATTTATCCATCATTTCATTAACACAATATATGCACCAGCGACCACTTATACCATTACTCCACATAATGCGCTCATCTTTAGATAATTCCCCGTGTTTTTCACAAACATATTTCATATCATGGCAATACCGTCAATCGGCAAGAACCATTTGTAAAAACGGGCTTATACCATTGATGACCATCAGAACCTACAGCCGCAACAAAGTCTGTTGCATAAACTGCAGCACTTTGCGTCTTAATATAGTTGTCCAGGAAGCCCGCGGCTGAGATTTCAGCAAGTGTGTTATTAGGACAGTATAGATGTCCTATGCGTGGGATAATGTTGTTTTGTCCGGCGAAATTAAGTGTAAACTGGTTAATCTGTGGTGCTGTCATGTTGTTCTCCTTGTCATATTAAATTACTTTTCTGTATTTTTTTGGGACTTTCGGTATTCTTTTCCAGGCTACAATATCATATAGAGCGTCTAAAGATACAGGTCTTGTAAATACATTGGTTCGATCGATTTTCTTAGGATAAAATCTACATCCTATGAAACCTAATCCTACAACTCTCCCATTAGTTACAAGCACAATTTCAAAAGACGTTGGTAAGCTTTTTTTAACATCGTTCCACCCGCGTATATGTATATGTCTCATTGCCACCTAAACACTGGATTAAACATGTTCTCAGGCTCTTTGCCGCCCATCTTCTCTTGACTGATTCTATCAGAAGCAAGCTCCAAACATCCATATCCTAACCCATCCATTGGGTGTGATGCCATGTTTTTATTAGGCTTGTCTTTATAGCGCTCTTCGCCAGAGACCGCAACCCTTGCATAAACATAATCTTTAACAAATCCCTTAAATAGTATAGGGCAGTTGCGCCTATCAAGCACGAGCCCTGGCTTACCATCTATCATTTTGTTTAGAAAGTATTTAACACTAGCAAGTCTTGGGTCAATGTCATTAGTGCGTGCGGCTCTTGTTGGAATGCCAAGCGATGTAAGCTCACCTATGCATGACATTTCCTCAATGACCTCTGACCTATTGTTACCCGCAGGGTCGGCTAGTGACATGCCGACTTTGCAGTACGGAAAGTCCTTAAGCAAACTCGGCATAACAACCGAATCAGCAAAGCTTCTTATGCCCATACCATCAGCCACATACTCTTTCAATATTAAAAGCTGTCCTCGGGGGGATAATTGCATTACCACGCACGCAGGTGTTAGACCAAAGTCCCAGCCAAGTATTAGCTGTTCACCTTGAATTGCTGTTATTGATTCAACAGCATGAAAATCAGGATTGAATTCAGGATAAACACGCTTGCCAAAACCAACTGCACCATATTCACCAAGACAAAAAACTTTAATGAATTCTTGCGATTGTCCTTCTGCGAGCATTTCATAATAATTGTCAGGTAGATGATTTGCATTGTCAGCGCTAGGATTACGTATCCATTTGTTGTCATGTTTTATAAGTCCTGGTGGTTGCTTAAAAAGCTTGTGATTTGGAAAAACTTGCTCTTCAAAATCCTTGTAAATCCAGTGGTCATCTTCGGGAGGGTTGGTATCAGCTATTATTCCAGACCAGTACGGTTCAGGACAAAATGCCTTAG